TGTCCCTGACAAGCCTTGTATGAAGGCTGTCCTCCCAAAGTAACTAATAGTGATCGCTGAGACAAAATGATGATTCTTACGATCTTCTTGAGTTCTGAAAATCTCTACAATAGCTTCTGCTGACATACATTAACATCCGTTGTTGATTCTGAACTGAATATCTTCTTCCAGAATACGACCAGCAACAGTAGTGTATTGTAGTGTGACAGTTTCTGTAGTTCCTACAGCACCACCTTGCACCCACAACACAACAGCTCTACCTGCTGGATATTCATTCCCATCAGTATCAGTCACTACGTTTGTATTGACAGTGCAACTAACAACTGTTATAGTGCTACCAGCAGATTGAGTGTATGTTACAGCAGAGATATTATCTTCTACAGCACGAATGAATACGTAGTCTAACTTTTCACTCGCGTCTTTCGTAATGTAGATCATACCAATCCTTAAATATCGAACAAGCCTTGTGTGGTGTTAACAGCAAACGTAGAGTTGGTAGAGCTAACAGTAGCTGAAGTATTGGTGTCATTCAAATCACCATAACCGATGTACTGGTCAGTACCAGTCAATGAACCACCAGCACGTTTGAAGAAAGCCACATACTTAGCTGTGAGCGATACGTTAGTACCGAAGCTCACATCGGCACAATCCCACAGAATCTTACCTGCCGATAACACTGAAGTTTTACCAGTCAGTACTACAGGAGCATAGCCAGCGTCAGCAATAACGTTAGCTGATACATCAGAATATTGTGTGTGCGCTAAAGAAGGAGTATAACCAGCACCAAGCAATACAGCAACGATTGTGTCTGAAGCCCAGTTGATTTGGTTAGCGTTATCTGTCAACAGAGCTTCTTTACCTGTGTTGACTAAAGTGAAATTGCCTACGGCCATATTAATTCCTTAATTGTTCATTACATAAATGTTGGTGGTTTGTTTGAACACGTATGTTCTGTTATTTTTATCTGTAAAAGTGAATACTCGTTCAACTGGAACGATAGGATACACTGTATCACCCATACTAAGCTGCTTAGAAACGATTTGCAGCGCTTGTTTCTGTAGAGTTAATACAGTACCAGCTACATTACTTAAAGTCTTTCCAGACAAGTTGTAGCTCGTTTTAGCGAGGGTTCCATTGAACGATAGAGATGTTCCTGCTGTAACACCTAACTGTTTAGGTGTTAGAATCAGAGAAGATTTGTTTAAAGTAACTTCTAACGGAACAGCAGTACCTGTCAGTACGCTCAACTGCTTAGGTGTTAAGTTGAGAGCTGTTTTATTTAGTTCACCTAAGAATGATACCGAAGTACCAGTAACCAGTTGAAGCTGTTTATTTTGTATGGTAAGATGTTGTTCGTTGATTGACAACAAGTGACCAATAGAAACACCCTCTTGTTTACCGGAGAGAGTTAGCTGTTGTTTCTGTACACCGGCGTTCCATCCTGCACTAACTGTCAGAGGTTTTGGTGTTACCGAAAGTGCTCGTTTACCTAACGATAATGAAGCACCTGCGTTAACACTAAGCTGCTTATTACCGACAAGGTAGTTTGTCTTACCAAGCAATCCGGTGAACGATACGTTGGCACCAACAGTCACTGACAGTTGTTTCAATGCTACATTGTAGGCGTTTTTAGATAATACGTTTACGGCACCTAAAGTAACAACTAACTGGTCTAAGGAAACTATTGCGTTAGACTTAACTATTGCGCTTTGGAATCCTGCCGAAACAGCTAAGGCTTTTGCTGCTGGGGTTAAACTTGTCTTACCTAGTGTACCTTCAAAAGCAACACCGGTTGAGAAGAATATCCAACAATCAGGTACTGTAAAGTTGTTCAGGGTTCCTTGGTTTGTACCAGAGACCGTAGGTAGTGTTGTACCTGCACCATTAGACAAACTAGCTTCCCAGTCTTGAGCGTTAGCTAGACCTGTAACTTCAATAACCTCTATGTCGCCATTTAAGAAGCCTGCATTATTACTACTAGACCTACCGAATTGGTTTAAACCATTAGTACCTGCTACCCAACTCGTTGACGTAGTGAATGTACCACTCTCTCCTGTAGCACTACCTGTCAGATTATTGAATATGTTCCATGTACCGTTAGCGTTGTGGGTTAGGGTGTAATCGAAAGGTACTCCAGTAAAGATCAACTGAGATGTAGAACCGTAACGGTTAGTACCTGCTGTATACACCCTCAACTGTCCTGATGAGTTTACTATTAAACCACTACTTGCGGTATTCTGGGACGTACCTATAAAAGCGGTAAGCGTTGTTGGTAGTGTAATACCAGCAGGCCCAGACTTCACTCTAAACGAGTGTGCGCCCGTACCGGCGTTACCTGTCATACCAGCAGGTATACTGACAGTATCGTTGACACCATCAAATCTTAAAGCGTATGGCATGTTACACCGCCTGAGCGGTAGCGCTCATATTAAATGTTTCGTTCTTCATTCTCATTTCAACATAAGGTAAATAAGACCCTTGCCACTGACAATGATATAATCCTGATTCTTTTACGTTGTAAATATGATTCACACGTTGCCACTTAGTCCAAAGAACACCATCATAAGATTCTCTTACTTCAATCTTAATCTGAGATTCAGTAGGGAGAGAGTTAATCACATTGACTAATACAGTTCTACCTTTACCATCAATGTTCAAATAAGAACCATCAGATAATAATTCAGGATTACGAATTTTAATTACATCAATTAGAGTGACATCTGGGAAACTATAGTATTCTTTAGTGGCTAACTGTAATATGAAATCATATTCAGCTTGTGTGCATACACCAGCGGCTTTACCTTGGTCAAGCATCCCTTTAATTTCAGGAAGTGCTACGTTGATTGAATACGCAGTAGAGGATAAATACTCTGGGCGTAACGCTTCAACCCAAGCAGATTTTAATTGAGTGTTGATACAATTATTGATTCTATCGCGTAATCCACGAGCCAGCATTGAAACTAAGTGTAACGTTTCACCGTATGCAATCTTACCTAGCTGTGTGTATTTCTTATTCTTTACAATCTCAAACACTTGTTCGTTTGTGAGACCATTGTATTCTGGTTTAATTAATTCATCAGCTAACGTCATTCTTTGTCCTCAATACTCTCCGTTGTAATCATCCTTAAATATGCACCTACCGTAGCGATAATGACAAACACAATGCCGTAATGCTCCCCAAGAACATCATAAAACAGATGTAAGTTATATTCTAAGATACCAATGAATGCTAAGAGCATATTGAACAGCATCGTCTTACTCTTTTTGAGCTTAGTAAGGAAGCTTTTTGTAAATACTTTACCCATGAGAGGATTCCTATTTGAATAGCGATATAACGCTCTAGGAAGCGCTACAGTAGATTATCTCGTGAAGGGAATACGAATGTGTAGGTAATTAATATAATTGATTGTAGAGCTTTACAGAACGCATTACGGAATCTCTCCGTTAGTGAGGTAATAACGAATGATTTCCCCACGTTCCATTTGCTCGACATGACGCTTAGCTCTGTTAGGAGTTTGCTTAGCCCATTTACTATTGAGCATTTCTTTAGCTGCCAAGCTAAAGTCTCCATTGCTTAGGGCCATCCACATCTTTTGAAATTGAGATACACCAGTAAGGCCGAGTTGATATGCCATAGAAATAAGGATAGCTTGTCTAGCTTGATTGCATTTGTTCCAAGCAACACTATAGCGTGACATTAATGCGTAGGATAACTCACGGATCTTTTCTTTGACGAAGATAATCTCTTTTTCTTTTGTTGTAACTTCGTTTGTTAGAGGTGCGTTCTTCTTGTCTGAAACCTTACGCCCGTACCCTATAGTCACGTAGTGTTCTGAGCAGTAATATTGACGGCTTGCCCAGCCTTCTTCAATAGTGATTACGTTCTCTGCTGTCTTCGACATGGTAATTTCCACTCACTCTTATATGTGAGAGCAAGCAGGTATAGCTGCATCATCACGATTTGTATTGTATGCAGGTAGTGGTATATTGGAGATTTGTATTCATGCAGGAATTCAAAAAGAAACACAGAAGAATACATCAAACAAATAATACCTGCCCACCTGAAGTCTGTACGATTAAACTTGAAACAAATAACAGCCAGAATTACATTCAAGACAATATGCCTAAAATAGTAAAACTGGCTGTCTGATAACCAAAACAAATACTCGGAGAAAAACATACAACCACTAATTAATATCATTAACTTAACGTCCCCATCTTTACTTAAAAGTAAGATAACGCACATAAATAATAAAGTAATTAGTGTCATTGTGTCTCCTTAGTCTTGTTTTGGTGGATCTTCTTTATCTGGTGGCGGTTCTTCGCCGGGCATGAAACAATATTTCTCTTTAATCATAACTCATCCCTTTTCGTGTGTCAAATTATTTAGATTGGTTTCTTTCTTTCTGTAGAGCTGTCTGAACCGCCATCTCTTTCTGAATCTCTAAGACGGCGGTGAGGACGTGTTTTAAGTCTACTTTCAACTCCTTCTGTTCAGCTCGAATTGGTTCGATAATTTCTTGTACCATTTTCTTAGCTTCCTCAGAAGTAATGAACTCTTTATGTGCTGTTTCCAGTTTGCTGATTTTAGCATCCTGTTTGTTCCACAACCATCCGCCCACGGCTATGAGACCAGCCCATCCCCATTGTCCAAACTTCACCATGAACACTTCAAAACTCACCTTTAACTCCTTTAAATAATGTTTTGCCCTTATATAACCAAATCCCTTCAGGAGTGGCTTTGTAGCATTTATCTAATCGAATACCTAAACATTCAGCAATGTATTCAGCACACTGATACCGTTTATCAACAGAGAGGTTGAGTCTGAAAGCTAAACCGAATACACCGAAGTAATCATAACCACAACCAAGTAATGATTTAGCTGTTGTATATACTTCGTTAGCATCAACAACAACCACTTCAATGATTTCCCAATCACCTCTGTAGCGTTTCTTGAATTCAGCAATAGGGGTTTTAACAACACCTTTGAATGCCGCTGACTCATATACATAATCACCAGCTACTAAACCAATGTGACTCCAGCGACTATCTGTTACAGCTTTGATTGCATAACTAAATGGGTTCTTACCTTTACCAACAATCAACCTTACTGTTTGCATTGTATTATCCTTTAAACACTTCGTGGTCTTGTACTGGAGCAGTAAGAATTGTTTGTTTACGTTCTGGTGTAAGTAAATTGAATTCCACTAGCTTCTGCAAATCTTCAGCTAAATCGGCGCGAGATAAATCAATGTGTGAAGCAGCAGCAACCTTCTGCAAGTATCTGCGTAACAGAGCAGCTTCACGAGTGTTACCTACAGAAGCCAAATCAATATCAACACCTTCATCGTCAGTAAACCGACTAAGGAAAGCAAGTTGTGTAATTTTAGTAGCGGATTGTGGAGAAGCCCATACAGATTCAGCTGTAGCCCCATTCAGTACCATACGGTACAAATCACCTTGCTCTGGTACACCATCTACCCAATTACCACTGGAGTTTTTAATTTGATACATATTAGACTCCTGTAGAGAAAGAATAGTTGATGGTGTCTGTAGTACTACCTGATTCTTTAGCAACACGAATTACTTCACCAGTCTTACCTTCAACAGATAATAGGATAGCTGCACCGCCACCTGCTGTGGTTGTTGCTGATACACCAACACCAACTATTACGGAATTAGCTACAGGGCTGATGCCCGCTGTCACCAAAACTTTATTGTCTACCACTTTAGTAGTACCACGATAAATACTGATACCTGTTTGTTGTGTAACAGCAATTAAAGCATCTAATCTTACTCGTTTGTTTGCAGCAGGTGTCAGTGTAAGAATATCACCAGATGAACCAGATGCAATTGTAAGCTGACCACTGAAAGATTCTAATACGAATGGCGACACAGAGTTCGCAGCTTTTAAACTAATAGGCATTTATACCTCCCACTCCGTACCATTCCATACAAAAATAATTTCAGCCTCAATATCAAACAAAACACTAGAGTCTGTCCCCAGACTTGTCTTAATCAATACTGTACTACCGAAACGTTGAATTGTAGGAACAACACCTATTTTCTTTGTGAATGTTACCTTATCACCAACAGATAATGTTGCTGTATTTGGTAACGTAATTGTTGAAGCTGTTGTAACATGATATGTCCAACTAGCCACAGTATTTGAGTTAGCAGATAACACTCTGTATTTATCTCTAACTAATGAAGCCTTACCTTGACCAGCCATTAGAAATTACACTCCCATACAGTTCCTGTCCATGTGAATACAAAACGGGAATTTGTGTCTAATACAAAAGAGTCATAATCCGCTGCGTCAGCAGCACTATTACCTACTCTTATTTGTTCAGTAGTGATGTTATTACATTGAACAGTTACTACATTACCAGAAGCTTTGTACACTTCCACTTTACTACCAGCAGCTAGGCCAGAAGTAGAAGGTAATGTTTGTGTAGTGTTACTGGTAACAATATTATTCTCACCAACAATCAATGCGCCAGAAGTAGATAATACTTTAGCAAGACTAAACATCTGCTGAACAGTTCTACCACCAGTTGTATCAATGGATGATGCTGGGTGAGCATTAGGTTCAGTACGGAAAGTTAAGCCTCTGTGGTCGAACGCAGGGGCATCAGAATTGATTACAGTCGTCATTGCGGTGTTATCAAGTTTCACCCTGATAGTACCTACATATGTAAAACCATATTCTGTTGTTGGTGTTTGAATTACTTGGTTATTGATTGTACCGTAAGCAATCAAAGCACCAGTGTTATCATAGATACCAACTTCACGTAATGTTACACCACCAAACGTTCTCGGGATATAGCCACTTACAGCAATTACTGTAGGATCTACTGTATCTCTAATTGGATTAGAGCAATTAACCCTAATTACTTCATTTACCAGAGATGTTCTGGTAGGGTCAACGGCAGGGAGAGACCCACTGCCGTCACCAAATGCCATACTTAAAAGAGTAACAGGCGCCATTGGAGTGGCTACTAATAATTTAGCCCTACCTACATCTGTTAAAATTGTAGCCATTTTATTTCCTGTATTATATTAGTTTCCACCATAACCTGCCGATGCCAATGAAAGTCTAAAAGCCCCACCTAAGATATTCAAAGCAGCACCACTGTCTTGGCAAACTTGAACTTTTACTGGCAATCCCCCAGTGTTTACTGGGATCGTTATGGATGTATTCATATTAAATTCATTAGCAGTCACCGCTGGAATTCTTACTATAGAGCCTCTCACTACCACACCATTGAGCATTAACCTAATGAAACGAGTTCCTACATTACTACCTGCCCATGTAATACCTGCATCTATTGTGTAAATTCCAGATCGAGTTGCACTTAGTTCAGTAGATGCGACCCCAGAAGATGCCCCCATGAAGTCTGTTGTGGAAGTATATTCAAGGTCTGTCCAAACATTGTTTGGGATAGATTGTGCAGTGCTACGCTGTCTGTCTGCATATCCATTGTTTAGTCCATAGTAGTTTTTAACTATAGCTCCTTGAACATCACAGTGAATCGCTTCAATCCATTGTTCACCGTCAGTTGTACCTAATGTGGCGTCACTGAAGAAACCATACTCCATTGCTCCGTCAGCCCCATCTGCTGAACAACCCACATACTTAATAGAACGAGGATAATCAGGATAAGTACCTGTGTTAGCCACTCTAAAACCAGCTACGTTAGCAAGTGAGGTCCACACCCCGCCAAAACCAGTTTGGATAGATTTACATCCTGTATAAGTGATGTTCTGAGTTCTATCAGGCATCACTACGCTAGGTGAGCTAGACACAAAACCTGATTGACCGCAACGGTAAGCCACTACCCCAGTGAAGACTCCGTTTTGTACACTGTTAGCGCATTTAGTTCCCCAAGTATAACAGTTGGAAATTATACCTCCAGTCACTTCAAAGAACTCTGGATTTTGGTCTCCAGTAAGATCAATACCTTGGTCAACATTATCCACCATAGGGTTGCTGATGGAGAATCTCTTTGACCCACCTATAGCAATACCCCTAGAAAAACGGTTGAATGATGCTTGACCCGACCAACGGTTCAGCAAGTTCCTGATGCGTGGGTTGATAATAGTAACTCCAGTACCACCCTGTACCCATAAACCGTGAATAGAGTCATCTGTAATTGCAGCAGACACATTAGTACCTCCGGCAATATCGTGAACAAAGATACTTTTGATTACTGCATTATCACAACGAATAACAGCAATACCAGAACCAAAGTCATTACCAAATACTTCTACATCTTCAAGATTGACGTCAGGACAGTCATTCACCCAAACTCCAGCAGCATCAGTTAATGAGCCGCTAGAGCCGTCCCCGTTTCTATCTACAGTAACATCTTTAAGGTGAAATTTAGTACCAGATGCTTGGAATAATGTTCTACGGCTTACACTAGCGGGGGTTAATTGTTTTAGTTTAATACTTTCTAACCAAACCCAAGTCGGAGTTGTGATGTTTCCGCTAACTCCATACCAGATACCTTTAGTACCTGATACCATACATTGTAAACTAGCTGCCACATTTAATGTCTTTGTGATAGCTGCTGCGTTATTAATTGCATTGCTCTGCACAGCACCAGCCATCTCTACATTCAAACTCTCACCACGAATACGTACAAATACCCCTGTACCAGAACCAGTCCAGTCTAGTAGTGTAGGTAAATCAGCTTGAGTACCATCCCAAGCTAATATTGATTCTGGAGAATAGTGTGTAATCCCGTTATGTAGTGCTTTATTTGCGGTAGGATTCCATACAAATAAACCACCGCCACTTGGGGTAGAGGTAAGTGCGGCCCAACCATCGTAGAAAGATATAACTTTATACACAGTGTTAGTCTGTGCATTTGCCGCCGTAGGCAGTGCTTTCAAATGCGATACGTGTGTATCAATTAACTGGTTAACTGAGGCCGCGAGTTGTGGGCCTGATGTATTTAATGGATCACCAACCACACCAGCATATAATTTTGTAATACTCATTTCTTTCCTCTGTTATGGTTGGTACAATATGGTATCTTCTGATAATTGTCCTGTAGAGACTAAATACCCACCAACTATTAAATCTGTATAAACTGGATTACTCTCAAACATCACTTGCTGTGTGTACGCCGCACCGGAATAAGATTGTGCGGTATCAATTGCTATTGTATTACCAAACACTAAATCTACAGCAGCAGGTACTGTTTTTCGGATAGTTGTTGCCTTGGAAACATACTCTGCTCCAAGAATCTCTAACACAACAGCAGCAGGATATTGCTCAGAATACTTAATTGTTGTTGCTCCAGTAATTTGTTTGGCGGCAGCAATAACTTCTTCTGGCGTACCCGATGAATTGTTTATGAATACTTTAGTGAGAATAGCACTTCTATATTCTTCATCGGTTCTACTCTGACGAGATTCCTGAACTTCTTTCCCGATAACGTCTAAAGCGTAACCATACGCTGTATCAATACCGAGGGATTCAAGTAAAGTGAAGTATTCATTCTCTACGTTCTGTATTTGTGTATGGAATACTTCAACTACTTTCTGAATGTTAGGACTATTTCTAAATTGATAGAGGAGCAAAGCTTTCGCTTGCTCCACATGATTTGTTATCTTAACTGGGTACATGATATTACCCCGCAATTACTGTGATACGACTAATATCAAATACAGCTTCATCCTTTCTACCAATAGTAGTAATGCCGCTAGACAATACAGGGGTATCAGTGGGAGTTAATGTCTTACCAGCAGTGACAGCGAGGTTACTGATACCACTTACTTTAGAATAGATAGCACCCATGATACGTTGAGGGATTACATCTTCATTCAACCCTAGTGAGTCACCGTAAGATTTCACTGCGTTAGCAATCTGCACAGCACCATCTGACGGGAATAATTCTTCGCTGTATAGTTGATATTCCACACGAACATGAATATACTGGTCAACAGGGCGAGAGTAAAAGATTGTTTGTGTTTGGTTCTGAGAGTCAACAATGTCTGTGGAAGTATTACCAAAAGGTTGAATACCTGCCGGTTTAGTATTCCATACTGTAGTAGCTACAGCTAAGTCACTACCACCTTTAACAGTACATTCAATACTCTTAGCTGGTAAACCATTTGAGTTTGTTGTGTTAGTCCAGTTTTCTTCTACTACCGCACTCACTACACCTTCAGTAGACGATAATGCCGCGAAGATAGCGTTCACTGTAGCTTTACCTTGACCACCAACACTACCATAGAAACGACTACGCAGTTCAGCATCAGTTTCTTCAGCTCTACCTGTCACCCACTTCTGATTGTTTGTTACGACAATAGAAGGTAGTGTAGTGACTAAATATTTCAGCGTATTTGCCTCATAGTCCTCTGTATTAGCAATCAATGCTTCAGAAGCAACAGAGTTTGTTACATTGAAGATAGCTAAGTTTGTTGATACAGATACAGAGAAATTTGTTTGACTTGTTAACTGAAGTCTGTTAGCATTATTACTTACTGAGATTGTAGTCAGAGATGACAATGCTGTTTGGAACAGAGAAATTATTTCAGCTTCTGTTGCTGTAGCATCTGAGATAACAGAATAAACTACGCCATTGACGGACAAAGAATATGTGAAGTTATTAGCTACTGTGATGTTGATGTTAACATTCTTTACGACAGAACTTGTTAGAGTTAAAGCAGATAGTGTCTGAACAACGTTACCGGCTAAATCTCTTACTTGTGTACCTGAGTTAATGTTAGCACCTAACGTGCCAGTAAACTCTAACGTACCATAAGCTTTCACAGCTTGTAAGCGAGTCATTCTTGCTCTACGAACAATACGTTCTAATGCAACACCTGTGGCTGTATCAGGGTCGCCAGCACTCCATTGTGCTGCTGCTAATTCATAAAGTTCTGACACTTTCAAGCACCAGATTCTATTTAAAATACCAATGAGTGAATCATCACTCATATCAAAATTAGGATTACCTGTTGCTGTAATGAAATCACTTTGCACTTCTGCTATGATGTCTTGATAACGCTTAAGGTCATACCCAGTTGTTGTAATTGACAATCTCTTATCCTCACAGTAATTCTATTGGCTGGATATTGAATTGGAATGTAACACCCTCGTCTGTGGTTGCTACAAAAGAAGCTGTATATACACCAGTGCTGGCCAGAATAGATTCATAAGCATCAAGTGTCAAGACACCAACAGTGTCTGTGATTTCATCAATGAAGATTGTATCAACTACTTCTTTCTGCGTCTTACCCAGAACAGTTCCAAAGTAATCAATACCAAGTGTTGTATCTTTGAAGTATTCGCCACGATAACGCAATAGACGGATCTTAATCTTCTGAGCTAT